CAAATGCTCAGAACCAAACTATGTGGGCACGTGGATCTCTTGATCAAATGGCGATTGATTCTCTGGCAACCAAAGTCAATATGCAGGTGTTGACAGGATACGCTGTTTGGCGAGATGTTCGAACTGCAGTAGATATTCTTTATGGAACCACGAATGGTTACTGCGAGATTGACCATCCTCTGTTTAACCGAACTGATGTTATCAAACACCACCCTGTGCATGACTGCGCATTAGATGCTATGATGTTGATGTATGGTAAATGATCCAGTATTCCAAACCTACGATTATGCCATTGGTGGTAGGATGGTCGTTGGTCGAGCGAGGCTGACCGAACATTTTCGAATGATGCTCGAGAATGGAGACGAAGAAACTAAAAATAAACTGAAGAGTGATCTGATACATCAGATGGCACAGTACATGCTCGAGAATAACCTAGTGGAATTCACCTACATGGATGATCCAATCACTATGGATAGAATGGTAGCTGTCCGTGCTTATCTGGCTCCGAATGATCAGATTAAGATTTTACGTGTAGCGAATAAAATTGTATGACTAAGACTTTTGTAATAGCAGGAACGAAAGAAGAAGCGCAACGCTGGATCAAGCAAGACTTAGAGAAGAGATATCCCAATAATACTTCATTAAGTCTATCGAACTATGTATATGTTGATAGTGTAATCAGAATAAAAGGATACAGTAATCCTCATGGTGTGTTCGTTGGTAATTGGTTAGGTAGACCAGATATATTCGAAATCGTAGAAGGACTAATGATAGCAAGCACCCATGTCAATCCTGCACTGGGTAAAATCTATAGTGATTTGAAACCAAAAGTAAGACCAACTCCGAAAATAAAAGTAGTTGGAAATAATGCATGGATTAATGAGAACATACTCATACAAGAAGCATCAGATCTTGGCATTCTTGCTAAATCTATTGATGAACAAATATTAAAAGATATGGGAATTTAATAATGGAATTTTATACATCGGTTCATCCGATTGGTGACAAGATCTATGTTCGAGGTTACGAGAAGGGTAAACCTTACAAACGAAAACTAGATTTTCAACCTACACTTTATGTTACATCAAACAAACCCTCCAAGTGGAAAACACTGGAGGGCATCTTCGTTGATGAAGTCAAACCTGGAACCATCCGTGACACAAGAGACTTTGTGAAACGCTATGATGAGGTGCAGGGTTTCGCTGTGTATGGCAATACGAACTATGCGTACCAATACATCAGTGACAACTACGACACTGTCAACTGGGATATGGAACAGATCAAAGTGTTCACTATCGACATTGAGACTGCCACAGAGAATGGATTCCCAGACATTCGACTTGCCAACGAAGAAGTCTTACTAATTACTATCAAAGATCTCCAGTCAAAGCGTATCATCACGTTTGGTTCTAAACCATTCGTGCACAATCGTGATGATGTTGTTTACATCACATGTCGTGACGAACAGCATCTCTTGAAAGAGTTTATGATGTTCTGGCAGGATAACTATCCAGATATCATCACTGGTTGGAACACTGACTTCTTTGACGTGCCGTATTTAATCCGTAGGATTGATAGAGAACTTGGTGAGTCTTTCTCCAATAAAATCTCTCCATGGGGTTTGATCAATGAGCGTAAGACATTCATTAAGGGTAACGAAGAACTTCACTACGACATTATTGGTATCTCTCAACTTGACTATCTTGAACTGTATAAAAAGTATACATACACCAAACAAGAATCATACAAGTTGGATTACATTGCTGAACAGGAACTGGGTGATCGTAAGAAAGAGAATCCAGGAGACGACTTCAAAGATTTTTATACTAACTACTGGCAACAGTTTGTTGAGTATAACATCCACGACGTAGAGTTGGTTGACAAACTCGAAGACAAGATGCGTTTGTTGGAACTGCATCTGACTATGGCTTACAATGCCAAGATCAATCCAGAAGATGTTTACTCACAGGTTCGTATGTGGGACACTATCATTTACAACCACCTTCGTGCTAAGAATATCGTCATTCCTGCAAAGTCAGTTTCTGGTAAGGATGCTCAGTTTGAAGGTGCGTTTGTTAAAGACCCACTGATTGGTATGCACAAGTGGATGGTTTCATTTGACTTGAACAGTCTGTATCCTCACTTGATTATGCAGTACAACATCAGTCCCGAGACTCTCACTTCCGAGAAGTTTTCTGTAACTGTTGACAAGTTGCTCAACAAAGAAGTTGACACAGAGTATCTCAAACGCAGAGACTTGGCACTAACTGCCAATGGTTGGACTTATCGAAAAGACGTCAAAGGTTTTATGCCTGAGTTGATGGAACAGATGTATGTCAATCGTTCGAAGTTTAAGAAACAGATGCTGCGTGTTCAACAGGAATACGAAAAGGATAAGTCTCAGAAACACCTGCTGAAAGACATCTCACGTTTGAACAACCTGCAGATGGCGATGAAGATCGCATTGAACTCTGCTTATGGTGCGATGGGTAACCAGTACTTCCGCTACTTCGATATCCGTATGGCTGAAGGTATTACGACTTCTGGTCAGTTGTCCATTCGTTGGATGGCGAACAAACTCAATGCCTTTATGAACAAGACACTGAAGACTGACAACAAAGATTATGTAGTTGCGATTGACACTGACTCAATCTATCTGACTCTTGAAGAGTTGGTCGAGCGCACCTGCGAAGGTAAGACTACAGAGCAGAAGATTAAGTTTATGGATAAGATCTGCGAAGATGTTTTCCAACCATTCATTGATACAGGCTACCAAGAGTTGGCTGACTATATGAATGCATACAGCCAGAAGATGCAAATGAAGCGAGAGGTTCTTGCTGACAAAGCCATCTGGACTGCCAAGAAGCGATATGTTATTAATGTTCACAACTCAGAAGGTGTGCAGTATGAGAAACCTAAGATCAAAGTTATGGGCTTGGAAATGGTCAAGTCGAGTACACCTGCTGTTATTCGTGACAAACTCAAGGATTCGTTACAAGTTATTCTCTCGGGCGACGAAAAGAAACTACATTCGTATGTCACAGAGTTTAAAAACGAGTTTGTCAAACTACCGATCGAAGACATAGCATTCCCTCGTGGTGTGAATGGTATTAAACAGTATGCTGGTTCACCAATCTATGCGAAGGGTACGCCAATCCACGTGCGTGGTTCTTTGCTGTATAACCACTATACCAAAAAGCTGGGACTAGATAGAAAGTATCAAGCTATTCGAGATGGTGACAAGATTAAATTTGTTTATGTTCAAACACCCAACCCTCTGCAAGAAGACGTCATTGCATTCCCACAACAACTGCCAAAAGAGTTTGGATTAGAACCATACATAGATTATGACAAACAATTTGAAAAGGTATTCCTTGATGCACTTCAAATTGTAATCGAACCGCTAGGTTGGAAGACTCAAGAAGAAAGTTCATTGGAGGATTTCTTTGGCTGATCATTCATACTACCCACTGATAAACATAAAAGAAAGACGTGTTGTCTTATCTGTGGATCACTTTTTTGATGTAGAGGAATTGGAGTATCTCAAAAGTCGTTTGGCTTTAGAGAAACCAACTGCTGCTATACTTGGATATACTGATCCAAAGAATGATGAAGAATATGAACAGATGGTTAAAGATGCACACAAACATAGAAAGTCTAATGTATGCTTCTTAAACTTTTATGATTATGAGTTTCTATATCAGAAGTTGTGTACAGCAATCCATCATGTGAATATCACTAACTTCAACAAGATTCTATATGGAATAGAACCTCTGCAATATGCAGAATACGATTCAAAGTATAGTGGATTCTATGGTGTTCACCCAGACGCTAGGAATACTGATGATGCACTGACAAGATCGTTATCATTTTCTATGCAGTTGTCTGCGCCAGAAGAGTATGAAGGTGGAGAACTTTTAGTGTATGATGGAAACACTACATATACAGCAAACAAGAAATATGGATCAATAACCTTCTTCGATTCTAGAATGTTTCATGAGGTAACACCTGTCACAAGTGGGTTTAGAAAAAGTTTAGTTGGTTGGATACTTGGACCAAGAGTATGAGCAATATTAGAATTATTAAAACTGGAATCAATGTTTCAAAGATAATGAAACAACTTAGAGAACATCCAACTGATTGGGGTTCTCAAAGGAACATCAAAGATGTAAAGTCATTAATTGATAGAGGATTCGCCGACCTACCTATTGATGCACTGCAATTAATGATTGGAGTCGTAGAAAAGGCTGAGGATTTTGTTGGTGATTCTCAAATGTCTAGGAAGACTGCAGCATACGACCATCACACTGAAGTTGTAAGATTTATGAAACGAAACTTTCATAAGCATGACAGATGTGGATTCTTATCTCTGCCAGTAGGTGGTCATGTTGGATTGCATATCGATGAGGGAACATATTATCACACAAGAGATCGATACCATCTATCCATTCAGGGAAGATACAGATACTATTGTGGAGATGAACATGTAGATGTCGAACCTGGAACTTTACTCTGGTTCAATAATAAACTGATGCATGGAACTGAGAACATAGGTGATTGCACTCGAATTACATTCGTCTTTGATGTGCCACATTCAAAGAAGAATCCATAATTGTCTTGTAATTATACATAGTGTATAATATAATTTTAGGAGAAGAAATGTTAGTTAAACCATTGAAGAAAAAAGTTCTTGTTGCAGAGAATAAAGTTAACCAGACTACTGAAACAGGAATCATTTTAGATGGTACTACATCTGCAAGAGATTCTAGACAGGGAACTGTTCTTGCTATTGGACCAGATGTAACCATGGTAGAAGTTGGTGATAAAGTTTATATTGAATGGAACAAAGCCCAAGTCGTTAAAGTTGGTGACGCACAGCGAGTCATTATCGATGAGGATCATATCGTTGCTGTTGTGGAGAAATAAATGAAAGTATTAAAATTTTATGCTGAGTGGTGTGGACCATGCAAAGGATTAAGCATGGTTATCAAAGGTGCTGCTGATAAGATT